CCGCGATCCGCTGCCGCCGCTTAACCAGGGGTTCACGTATCTCGTCACCGTGTACGCCCTCTCTGGAGCGGCTACGGCCATTGGCCTTGATGCCATGCTGGTGTTGCCCGGAACGTTTGCGGTAAACGCCGGCGCCGATGCATCGCGTTGCGCCCTTACGCGCCGCGCAACATCGCTCTCGCGCTCTTCCAAGCTCGAGGGAACGCTTTTTACCTTTGCCGATGGCGGAGAAAACGATGGTCTGCCGGAGTTCTATCCCTCGGGAAACAAGACGGCCTCCGTTGCTGCAACGGTTGTATGCGACCAGCTGCAGCACGATGCCCTCATGTCTGTGGTGCGATCCCAACCCGTCTGCTGGATACGCGACCCGCTCGGTAATCGAGAACGCGTTCACCTGAGCATTTCCGACGATGTGTCCGCTGGTTACCCACCGGTTCACTCCGTGGGGCTCGAAGGCGATGTGCTGGTCTTTAGGGAGGCGAACAATGGCTGATTGGGCGCTTCCGTTTACAGCGCGCTACCGGTATATGCGCGTGAGCAGAACAACCGGGCTGGAATGCGAGCGCCTCACCAACATCGTGCGCGGTGGGAGCATTACGCGCAAACTGGGTACCGACGTGTTCGAAGGCGCATCGCTTGAGTATCGCGGGTCATTCGACATCGGCGCCGATCTTATTCGCGTGTATCTGGACGCAACGTTTGAAGATGGGTCTAATGAGTCGTGTGCGCTGGGAACGTTTATCGTCAACAGTCCTCAGCGCAAAGTCGGCGGCGGCGAAGACGGCGGGTCCCTTGTGCTCGACGGGCGCTTGCAGGAGCTCGCGGACACGGATTTTCTCAAGGGATTCTCGCTTCCCGCGGGCACCAACGCCGTCGAGGCAGCTTGCGATATTGTTGCCGATTGCGGTCTGCGGGTTCAATACGACCCGTGCGATTACCTGTTGGGCAGCACGTTGACATTTGGCCTGGGTGATTCTGGCGGCGATGCCAAGAACAAGCTCGAGGCCGTCAACACGTTGCTTGCCCTCGCGGGCTATAGGAGCTGCCAGACGGATGGCATGGGTACTGTGCTCATGGTTCGCGACCGGTCTGCCGAGCGGCGCTGTGCCAAGGCCTCCTTTATCGAAGGGAAGAACGCGCGATTCGAACGCGAGGTGCGTGAGGAGCTCGATCGCTCAAGCGTATGCAACGTGGTCAAGGTCTCGTATTCCTCACAAGGGGATACCGTTACGGGCTATGCCTACGATGATGACCCCGCATCCCCGTATTCGATTCCGTCGCTGGGGCGCGAGCGCGTGGCCAAGTACTCGTTCAGCGAGTCTGCCACGCAGGGGGTCGCGGACTCCAAGGCCGCAGAGTTGCTGGCGACGCAGCGAAGCGTGCTCAGGCAGGTGACGGTCTCTCATGTTTACCAGCCGGTTTCTTGTGGAGACGTGGTCTGCATGCGATATGCGTCGGGCGCCATCTTTGGCAATTTCGAGGTGGCGGAACAAAAGATCTCGCTGGCAGACGGCTGTCGTGCCACAAGCGTGCTACAGGCGTACGAGCGTTAAAGGAGGAGATATGCAGGGCGATTTAGAAAGCGTGATTGGCAATGGGGCCCGAAAGCTGGCCCAGGACCTTTTGGGTCAAAAGAACTTGGGCGTCTCCGTTGCTTACGGCTGCGTCTCGTGCGTCAACGATGACGGCACGATCGATGTTGAGGTCGAGGACGACGAATTCGCATCCCTTCCCGCAACCACGGCCTGCATGGGGGCCAAACCGGGCGACAGGTGCCTTGTCCAGACATACGCCCATCAGTCGACGGTGACGGGAATCCTCTCGTCGGGAGATTTTCCTGCACGTTCCCTGGACATTGATCTTATCTACCCCGTAGGCGCAATCGTGCAGTTTTGGGATGCACGAGATCCCAATGAGCTGTGGCCGGGCACAACCTGGGCCGAGGTGACGGGTGTGTTCCTGTATGCGCGGTCGACCGGGCGCACGGTGGGAAACACGGGCGGCGAGGAGACCCATGTGCTCTCGACTTCCGAGATGCCCGCGCATACGCATGGTGCGAGCTCCGGCTCCGCCGGCGGCCATAGCCATATGGTGGGATTCGACCTGGACGGCCAGATGGGCACCACGCGCTGCTCGCCCCATCTTGCGGGCGTATCTGGTGCCGGCAGAACCGTTACGAGCAGCAGCGCCGGCGTGCATACGCACGGAATCTCGGTGAACAGCACCGGCGATGGACAGGCGCACAACAACCTGCCACCGTACCGCGTCGTTTCTATGTGGAGGCGAGTTGCTTGATGACGGATTTTAAATCATGGATTCGGGCGGCGTTCGTCAAGGCTATCAAGGCTACGGCGCAGACCATGATTGCGGCCATTCCCGTGGGGGCCGCGTTCGGAGAGGTGTCGTGGGGCTATTGTCTGAGCGTCGCGGGCGTGGCAGCGATTCTCTCGTTGCTTACCAGCCTGGCCACGCTGCCCGTGCTGGACGAGGACGCATCTGCTGCGACGAAAGGGGATGATGAGCATGTCGAATAGCTCACTTGTGTCCTATACGAAGATCAGCCCCAACAGTAGCGCGAGAGCGGGCAAAATTTCCAAAATCACCCCGCATCACATGGCCGGCAACTTGAGTGTGGAGACATGCGGGGAGATCTTCTCGCGCCCCTCTCGTCAGGCATCTGCGAACTACGGGATCGGGAGTGACGGCCGCATCGCCCTCTATGTTGATGAGTCGCGGCGCTCCTGGGCAAGTTCTAACGCGGCTAACGATCAGCGGGCGGTGACGATTGAGGTCGCTAACAGCTCGCGCGGCGGCGATTGGCCCGTATCCGCTGCGGCTTGGAACTCCTTGGTGACTCTTTGCGTGGACATATGCCGGCGCAACGGCATTGCACGCCTGGATTGGACGGGCGATGCCTCTGGTTCGCTGACGACCCATGATATGTTTGCCGCGACCGCGTGTCCCGGCCCGTATCTCAAGGCGCGCATGCCGCTTTTAGCAAAAGCCGTCAATGAACGCCTAGGCGCCGGGGCTGCAGCGGCGGGCGGGGGCGCTGGTTC